CAACAGACCTGTTTTCATGGCCCATTCCATGAAGGCAGTAACCAGCGGCAGGAAGAGAAAACCGACCGACACCAGGAGTAGTCGGCGCCCTCCTCGTCCTGTCGATCCCAAACCCACACGCACCTGGCGGCCCAAGATCAGAAGGGAGCAAACGTCACAAGTGTCGAACATCTACAACCAGATGAGAGGCACTGAAGACGCCCTACGTGAGCTGAGACGAGATCGGGAAGAAAAGTATCCCGACAGAGATCCTGAGCCCCGGGTAATAGAATCTACCTATGTGATTGAGGTTGATCAATCACCTAGTCCTGCCGATAAGCCTGATGGCGCTCGGCCTGTACTTGGCCCTCAAGGCGGGGTAGATCCTACTGTAGACCGTGCTGTTGCACGGCTTGAGAATGAGGACAGAAAGGAAGATGGGCCGGAAGAGCCGGTTCCTTCGCTTCCGTCCGTTCCGCCAGAAGTTCCTGCACTACCAAAGCCAAATCCCCATGGCTTGTGGTCACGTGGACATTTCCATGTTCCCATCTTAGTCCCGTGCAAGAACCCTACATGGTGGCGGAATTCGTCGTGGTTGGCATTTGGATTGTTGGTGGCATTGAGGAGGATGAAGCTTGCCTCATTGGCACTCCACCTCAATCCTACTATGATAGGAATCTATGCTAGGTTCCTACGGTGGTTATGCCTTACCGTTGAGAACGTGTTGCGCCCCAAAATACCGCTCTCTGGTAATCCCACCGTTGAGATGACTCATGCCAGGATGAGTCATATCATAGAAGGCCTTCGTAGGCCACTAACATGCGACAGAGTTGTCGCATCGGGGATTATGTCTTGCCTGAACTTTGCTGGTTTCATCGGGCAAGCCTCTCTTTCATTTGTTTGTCGCCATGTCGGAGTGGCGGCAACTTGGGTTGAGAGATGTTGCGGCATAAGTGAGAATATAGAAGTAGGTTCCCACGAATGCCGTCTGCGGATGGCTTTGCGCCCTGACGCTGAGGTCAGGACGTTGAGTGATGAAGCCACAAAACCGTCAAAGCAATTGCCGGTTTTGGCTGTCTATCAGACAAATGAGTACTTCAGTCCTCGTACTCATGTTAGATTGGCATGTGAGAACACCCTGGAGTGTGTCTCATCATCATCACTGTCTAAGAGCGTGAGCATCTGCAGAGAAAATGTCGCTAGGTGGATTGGCAACCAGAGCACTCTGCAGTTGCCTTCAAGTGTCAAGGACTTGTGTGTCATGGGTACTTCTGAGTTACTCATGACCCTCAGGAGGACATACCAATTTGACCTTGACCACCGCGACCAAATGGAGGATTTTCACTTGCCCCCTATGGCCTCTCATGGGCTTATGGTTATAGGGTCGGCGATGTGGTTCTTCCTAAGCCCAATGTTCAATCTGGCGTTTCAGTCATTCGTCATGTTGTTGATGAACGAGGCCCTAGACCTCTCCAAACGCAGATTGGCCCAATTTTACGGGGTATTGCTCCACCGATGGCGGATGTGAACGACCCCGATACTCTACTTCATGGCTGCCTCAGTAGGTTCTGCACCCAGAACCCACCTGTTACCTCAGACACACTCAACGAACTTGGAAACTTCGTTGATGGGTGGATAAGGATCCACCTTCAGCCCTTACCTCATGATACAGACTTCGATGTTGTTAGTTGGTTGGAGACAACCAGTTATCCAAAATATCGTCGTGACGAGCTAATGCGAGTCCATGAGGATTTGGGCGGCAGCCTTCCAAACACCGAAAATGAAAGCCACGGGAAGAGAGAGACTTATCTCAAGTATAAGCCTGCTCGGGGCATAAACTCCCGTGATGATCAGTTTAAGGTGTTCAGCGGACCAATCTTTAAGAAGATTGAGGATGTACTTTACCACCATCCTAGCTTTATCAAGCATATAGCCGAGAAAAACAGACCACAGTACTTAGTGGATTTGTTCGAAGGGTGTTCGGGACCGTTCTACCAGACGGACTACAGCCACTTCGAATCCCACTTTGTGCCAAAGGTCATGCGAGCTTTAGAGCTGAGGCTCTATAAGTATATGCTTGTTAACTTCCCTACTGCCTATTCTGTGATTGAGAAAGCACTTTCTGGAGTGAATGTGTGCAATTTTGCAGGATTCTCGATCAGGATTAAGGGTGTGAGGATGTCAGGTGATATGTGCACGTCGCTGGGCAACGGGTTTTCAAACTTGATGTTGTTTAACTTTGTTGCTTGGAAGAAGGGGGGTGTATGCAAGGGAGTTGTCGAAGGTGATGACGGGCTCTTTGTCAGCAGTGTACCAATAAGTGTTTCTGATTTCGCTGACATGGGGTTCGCTATAAAGATCGAGGAGTATTCCGACATACTCCGCGCTTCTTTCTGTGGGATGATGATGTCTAGTGACTTGGCTCATTTTGCTGATCCAAGGAAGACACTGCTCAACTTTGGGTGGTCCCACTCACCATTGATGCGTTCTTCTGACAAAGTGCGGTTAGGTCTTCTTCGTGCAAAAGCATTATCTTTATTGTACGAGAATCCGCGCTGTCCGATACTTGCATGTCTTGCTAAGACTTACATCGACCTGACTGATGGGATTAGTCCGGTTTGGTGTTCGAATTGGTATGACAACCTCCTTAGAGATGAGACAAACAAATTCTCTGAGTGGGCGATGAGTGAATTTGCTAAAGGTATTAGCAATATTGCTCGGAGCGATTTTGCAGATATTTACGACATCGACGTTGAAAAGCAGATTTTGATTGAGGCTGAGATTTCATCTTGGCCTCTCATCGGTGTCGTGCATTCCCCACTCGTTGACTCCTTATTTGGTGACGAATACTCAGATTGTCGAGATTATTTCGACAGATTCGTCACTGAGTATGGGGCCAGCCTCTAATCCATTGGGTTGACCACCAGCTAGGATCCCAAATCCTTCCTCGAGGAGGAGCTAAGGGAACCCTCGGGGACCCAGAATGCCGAGAGACTGCACGGGAGGAAGTGGTGGTTGATGTACAGTCCCGTTTTCCATAGCGGAATCCAATACATATGGAACAAAAGAAGACCACTAAAAAATCCTCTTCGAAGAGGTCACGCAAGCGCGTGGTGGGGGATGCGTTGGCCCCACTAGCTGTTGCCAAACAGTCAACTACCAACGCTCCAAGGTTCCAGCAACGCAGAGGTTGCATGCGTGTGGCACATAGCGAATATGTGTCCGATGTCACTGGTTCAGCATTGGACTTCCAATTGGTGGTCAACCAGGCTATTCAGCCAGGCTTGTCCATCTCTTTCCCTTGGTTGTCTAATATAGCTAACCAATTTGAAAAGTATGCCATGAAGAAGCTCGTCTACGAGTTTGTTCCTTCCAAGTCTGCCACCACCAATGGCAGAGTATGGATGGCCATAGATGTTGATGCCGCGGATGCTGCTCCGGCCAACAAGCTAATCATGTCCAATTATGCTCACACGGTTTCCGGCTCTGTCTGGAAACCATTGCGCTTTGATTTCCCGGTTAATGAATTCCGGGACTTCGAAAGACGATTCACTCGTATCTCAACCGTAGTTGGCGCAGATGTGAAGACATATGACATGGGCAACTTTTTCTTAGGCATCGGGGGGTGTGCTGACACTTCACTTCACGGTGAGGTGTGGGTCCACTATGTCGTGGACCTGTTCACACCCCAGCTGGGTCCTACTCTAGAGACCCAGACACAGGAGTTCCAATCGACGACACCCACTCCGGCACATCCGCTGGAGACCCCGACCACGTATCACACGCATAGCCCAATTTCTATTGACAATTCGGACGCTACCGTCTCCAAGATAGTTTTTCCGGCCAAGGGCAACTATATTGTCAACATAGTTGGGAGCGGTGCCAATATTACCAACACGCCTGACATTTCAGGCAGCACCACTACAAACACAGGGAATTGGCAGTATTCATATACTATCAATGCTTTTGTGTACACATTTGGCGTGCTGGTTTCGGCCCCGTTAGCCTATGTCGCGTTCAAGATGACCGGGAGAGCCTCCGCACTGAGCAATGTGAAGGCCCTTGTCACACCTTATTCC